TTCGGATCTTTTTCACCTTCTTTACCTTTTTCTTCGTCATCTTCGATTTGTTTTTTCTGTTCGTCCGACAACTTGATGCCGAACGCACCTAAAAACGCATCGAGAATTTTTGCGGTTTTACCCATAATGGTTTTATCCTCATCGGCAAGTTTTACACCTCCACCGCAGCGACCCTTTGCCACAATCGCTACGTGGTTGCCGATCATCGGCGACATCTCAAAATCTGCATCTTGTACAGTTGACGGCTTAATATCGCAGTCATAGCCGCAAGATAATTGCTCAACACCATTCTCCTGCACGGTCTTAATGGCAGATTCATCATAAATCCAAGCCTCTGCCGTGAGCTCATCGCCCACTCGCTTAACATTGCGCACGACACCGACAGAGAGCTGTTTCCAGTTCTTCGCATTCACCCCATCTTTCGGGTGCCCAACGGTTAATGTGGCATTTTCAAAACTTTTGATAGTTTCATCGCTAAACAACGATTTCTCAGTACGAGCGACTTTTTTAATGCCCTCTTCTTTCAACCCCAGTTCTGTGGCGAGGTAATCAAATACCCCAACTTTTGAAATGATTGCCGGCACCACTAAAAAGCCATCTTTCGTAATGGTGCGCTGTGTTTTTGCCTGCACTGTGTTATCTGTAAATTTCATTGATTTACCCCAATAAAAAAACCGCACAGCCTGTTCAGAAAGTGCGGTTATAAATTAGTGAAAAGTTCTAATTGTTTAATTTGTAAAAGCTCACGTTCAAGGGCTTGCTTTTCCGATTTACATTGCTGCAATAATTTCCCCCGTTCGCCGGCACGTTGTGTATATTCAGCTTTCTTTTGCTGCCACAATGCCAACTTGTTTTTGACTTCGTCACGGCGGGCGACACCTTCCGTCCAATAGTCCCACAACGCCAAGAAACATTCCTCTTGATAATTTTCTAAGCGTTCTTTTAAATCGGCACGCACTTTGTTTGGGTTAATACTAAAGAGCCAGCCATTTAATTTCTTGATTGGCATACAAAGCATTTGACGATTTTTACCGTCTGCACCAACTGTTTCGATATGGAAACAGTTGAACTTTTTGCTATTCTCGTTCAATTTAATTGATTGAGTCCCCCAAGATAACCCAATCCCTTCCACAACCTCACGCATTGCCACATAAGCAATGCCGTTGTTATCCACTAAGGTAATTTCTTTGCCTAAAAATTCTGCGGTTAATGTTTGCATATTTTCTCCTGCTTTCTCCACAAAATGGCGCCTGTAAGAAACAGTGAGTGGAGAAGGAAACACCGCTTGTCGCGTGTACATCGCTATCTTACAGGCAAAAAAAACCCCGCTTCGATGAGCGGGTGATAGAATTCCAATAAAAAAGCCGAACTGTATTACTACAATTCGGCTAGTCTGGGGAAATCTACTGCAAAATTTTTATTGTGTCAATTTTTTGATTCTTCTTTTTCGGCTTCCGTGATTAATTTATCCATCATTTCCACGGCTTCATCAAAGTTCACATCACCAGTAAAGCGTTTTTGCACTCGATAAAGCACAGCTTCACGCGTACCGAATTTTGTTTCTGCGGTAAGTAACTGATACATCCACATCATCAAGTATTCGGATCGCTTAATTTCTTCGCGCTTCATGTGGCGCTCGAGGTTTCTTTTATAAATATCAGGGTCGGTGTATTCTTTGCGCATTTAAAGCTCCTGTAACTCAATTAGCAGATACCCTTTTTCTTGGGTCCGTTTAAGTACTTTGAACTTCGTTCCTGATCTAAATAATACCTCATACTCTAACGGGAGGACACTTATTTTCTCAATAACCTTCCCGTTTTTGCTGTGGATAAGCAATCTATGAGGTCGCGCAGAATCAAATCGTTCAAACTCATCACGGCTTGAGCTTACAAATCCTTTTTCAGTAACAACTTCCCCGACAGAATAAGCCGCTAATGCCTTCTCCGGCAAATCAACATCACGCCAAACATTACCCTTATAAGAAGGCAGTTTATTCAATGCACGATTTAAAATGCGGGCAAATGACAATGCTTTTAAGCTAGGTTTGTTACTACGCAATTCAGCGTTAATTTGTTGTGCAGAATGCCCTGTATATTCACGCAATATCACCGCTTCAGGCTTAGACAGATTGCGTTCTTTTACAAAAGATAATGCAACATCATCTTTAGCAATCTCTTTGGTTTGGAAATTAAACGCTTCCGGCGAAATTGCCTTACCGGCATCTTGCTGTTCCAGTTGCTCATTGATTTGCTTTTCTTGAGTCTCATCAAACACCGCAATTTGGACGCACCGACAGTTTACGTCATGCCCAGGGTGTCCGGTATCTGCTGGAGGGTTTGCATATTCAAAGATTTGCCCATCTTTTTCAGCGTGACTATCCCGCACACGCTCATCACCTGCCGTACTCCACATATATTTTTTAACGCCTAAATCTTCATGGCGTGCTCGAGTTAATGCTGCATTTAATTTTGAGGACTGGTCTCGAGCAATAAGCATTGCACGACTTTCTACATCTTTCCCTAGTTTTTTGAGTTGTTCGGCTAAGTCTTTATTCAATGCCCCCTGAACCATTGCTTGCATGACGGCATTTTGCACCTTATCAAGATATTGCGTGCGAATGGATTTGATTAATTGGATGTTACTTACCGTTAATTCATTTACCCTTTCTACAATATTCGGACTATTGCGTAAATAGGCGGATAAATCCACGCCTGTTTGATTTTTCAGATTGGTTGATACTTCCGCTTGGTTTTGGATATTTCCACGATTAATGAAGCCATTTGCGATATTTTCAGCTTGCGAAGTGCGGTCTGATTTTTCATACTTTTCTAATACTTTCATCAGCGCTTTTGCACTAATCGCCTGAAACCCTTTTGCATCATCCATAAAAAAAGAGCCTTGCGGTTGTTGCAGGGCTCTTTCTATATCATCAGTCATCGTTTTGACGAACAGCTTAAGTTGTTGTCTATACCAAAGCTCCGTTCGCTTGCTCATTTTCACTGGCTTGAACTTGCGTGTTTTCGATTTCTGGTTTTTCAAAATTTCCGGCAAGTTCATCAGCATTTTTCATATCCTCAATGTCATCAGCAGAGATATTGGCAAACAAGCCACTTTCTCGGAGTTCGTTTGCCACTTGATATTCATTTACTACGCCATTTTGAATTAACGTATTTGTCGCTGTAGCAAAGGTGTTCAGCATATTAACCTGTTGCTCTTGTTTCACCACCGTCAGTGGTAAAAACTCAAACCACCAATCTTCAGGTTGTCCGCCAAATAATTCATTGCATAGCAATGTATCAAGCACTTCAAGCACAGGTCTCAATCTTGTTTCTTGTAATCGATGGATGGTTTCGTGATAGTTTTGAATATCCTCATCACCGCTTGCCAAGCCCGAAACAGATTGCCCAAACAAGATAGTGACTGGCATATCTGCCGCACCAGCAACTGCATTACGAAATTCGGTCAGTAGGTCTTTTAACCCGCTGAATGTGAGTTCTTTGCGGTCATATTCGTTTTCTAAGTCAAGCAATAAGCTGTTTGTTGCCGACTTGATAGACTGCACCGCAGAAATCACGCTTGCGACTTCGTTTTCCATGCCGGCAGCGATTTTGTCTGAAAGTCCCGCAATCTTGAAAATATCGATTTTGCTTTCAAAAATCAGATCACCCACATTCGCAGATGCGCTATCAAAACGTTTAAGCACATCAATAATCTTTTCAAGGTCTGATACGCCCCAAATATCATTGTCAGATAAAGGCGCATCATTCGCATTGATGATTAATAAGCGGGAATGGTGTACTAAAACAGATTGAGCCCCACCAAGAATGGAATATTCGCTGTATCGACCAAAGTTTGAGGAAAACACATCATCATCTCGCTGCCCTGTGGGTGAAATTTTCCATTTGGGCAAGATAATCAGCCGTTTTAAGCGCTCCGTAGGTTGCAATGGTGATGTGATATTAATGGTATCGGTTACCACCAACAAACCCACTGAACCATATAGGCTAGACCACTGCAATGCTTTAGTTAACGTCTCACGAAGTTTCAATTTACGCTCAAGTTTAGTGAATTCATCTAGCTGTTCAGATTTTAGGTCATTGGAAAAGATATCGCGCCAGTTACGCACCATATCTTCCGAACGCTTAATACAGACCTTATTCGCAATCCAGTTATCACGCCATAACGCTTCAATTTGCGTTAAGTCATCTGTTAAACTCAGACCACGAGCATAATACGTTTGCTCTTGTTTACTGCCTAACTTCAGCGCAAGTGATTTGATACCATCTAAAAAATTCATATTATAAATCCAGTAGTGATTTAGGTTTCCCTAAAATATCCGTTATTGCCATTACCAATGCATCGACTTGGTCATCGTGTGCGTGACTATCTGTTGCGGTAAATGCCTCACACTCACTAATAAAATCCGCTACCCAAGGCGCATTTTCGGGTATCATTACATAACCGCTCTCAATATATCCTTGAATGCCTAAAACACGCGTGTACTTATCTGCATCAACTTGAATTGGTGAGATTGGAATTTGATTGTTTCTGCGTATAGCTTGAATTAATCCTGTGCCACTGGCTTTATCTTCCACATTTGCTCGAGTTAATATCCCAGTGTCCTTTCTTGCCTTGTGTTTAGCCCAAACATCTTTTAATGTCTGCTCAAGTTCTGGTGCTTCCCATTTCCCTCTAACAAGATCAAGAATGTAAACTTTTCCATCCGCTCCCCTGCCTGCGACAATAAAGACTGAGTAGTCATTGTGCTGTTTAATTTTTTGTGCCGTATCAGCGTAGATTGCTTTTACTTTAATTAGCGGAGGGATTTTATATCGACCAAACCAAGCGCCTTTAATAATGCCACCGCCTTTATTAGATGGTCTTTGTTGATATAAAGCATTCCACGCTTGAGAGCCAACAGCCTTTCTAATTTTGCTCAATCGCTCTAAATCAAAGCGTTCTGGGTGTAATGGCTCGCCCTCCTTGCGGAACTCCTCATCCTCTTCTGCAATCGCAGGAAATTTCACTATGCGCCATTGGTCACCACCATTCTTCATCTCTTCAATTAATCGACCCGCTAAATCATCCTCGTGCCATCTTGTCATGCCTAACAACACGCCAGATTTTGGTGATAAACGTGTATAAAGCGTGGTTGTGTACCAATCCCAAACGCCATCTCGAACTGTTTGAGAATTAGCCTCTTTAGCATCTTTTACAGGGTCGTCAATAATGGCTATATCCGCCCCCATCCCTGTAATACCGCCACCAACACCAGCGGAGCGATAAGCACCTTTATGCCCTGCAATTTCAAAAATCTCACTATTACGCAAAGGCTGTCCCGAGACGGTCGCAATGCGTTTATCATTTAAGGATGATTCAGGGAATATATCGTGGTAACTATCATCATCCATTATTCGCTGAACATCTCTATTCATTCGGCTAGCTAAATCAGCAGAATAAGAACAGGCAATCATCTGCAAGTCAGGGTTTTTGCCAAAAGCCCAAGCTGGAAAACGACGACTAAATAATTCACTTTTACCACTACGAGGTGGGGCAAATATCATTAATCGTGGCTGCTTGCCATCTATTACATCTTGATAAAATTGCTGTAGCTCTTTTGCAATGAGAATATTGAACCATCCTGTTACGAAATCAGGTTTGGTTTGCAAGGTGAAATCAATCAAGCTCCTTTGAGCTATCATCACATCCAGTTGCTTTAGATTTAAGCTCTCTAAGAAGTTTGAGTTCATCGACACTTAACCTTGATAAATCCATAGATATTTTTTGCTCAATAGGCGCCCCATTAACACCTGTGATTTCTTGCGTTACTTTATCGCCATATTTTTTAGGTGCGACTTTGGTGATATACCATTTGCGAGCATCAACTCTTAACTTGGCCACGCTAACATCTTCGGGAGTAGCAAGATCTGAAATTTCCAACATCTCCTCAAGCAAAAAATCGGCTTGGTTCTCGCGCGCACGCACGTACTGGTCAAAAAACTCTTTATTTTCGTCTAACCAATTAAAAATTGTTTGCCTTGTTGGCATCCCAGGTCGCTCACAAATCTTACGCAAACTTTCCCCTTGAGCCAGTAGCATGCAAATATCATCAGCAACTTCCTTTACATAAGAAGATGGGCGACCAGTTTTTTTCTTCCCCACGCCATCAGACGTGGATTTAACCTCGTCCTTTTTGCTCATGGTTAATCCTTTTAGGTTTATTTGTAACATTTACATCACATAACTTAGATATAACCCCGAGAATTTTAACATCTTGAGCGGAGGTATAGCTAAGCTATGTAGCATATACATAACAAAAAGACCGCACTAATTGGCGGTCTTGGTTTGGATAATTCGCTTTTTAAACTACGGCCTTTTCCGTTGTTGTTTTTCTACATACTCCCGTACCCCATCCACCTTATTCGCACAAAGCCGCAATTCCTGTTTCAACAATAGCGCATACTCAACTGTCTCACCAAAAGTTGCTCCCTGAAATGCAGGCACTACGCAAGGGGTAAGTAAAGTCACCGGCGGAGAAAGAACAAGCGTACGATACTCCACATCAGGTTTACTTGCGCAACTCGTCAGCAACCCCGCTAGGCAACATAGCACGGCTGCACTGGTTGTTTTCCAGCATTTTTTTAATAGATTGAATTTGCGCATAACTTTGCTCTCTGATTGCTTGTTCTTGGGCCAAGCGTTGTTCGGTAATCTTTCGTTGCTCGTCAACATCTTCATGCAACTCATCGATAATCTTGTCTCGTTTGATGACCTTTTCGTGCAACGAATCAATAACAGCCGATTGGCGCTCAATGTTGAGCTTGTTTGTATGTTGCATATAAAGCAACGCAAGGATAAATACACCGGCACATAGCGCCATAATCTTATTTAAGTTTTTACAACTATGGCTTAAAACGTTTATACCTAACTTTTTAATGATTAACATCCACCACATTACACCACCTCAAACATCGCTTTTTCTTTTTGACGGCGATTGAGTAAGCCTTGCGATACCCGACCACCGGCATTTTTCCAAACAAGGAATTGTTCAGCAGCACCTTTTTTATCACCGGCATTGAGCTTATTCACCAACGTTGAACGAGCGAATGCTCCCTCGCCAATATTGAATGCAAGGCTCACTAACGCATCAAATTGATTTTGCGTGAGCGTAACTTTAACGGCATCATTGACCGCACTTTCAAAGCGTTTTAAATCTGCTGTCAAAAGCTCTTTTGATTTCTCTTTTGTAATTGCCATACCACGTGCAACAGGCTTGCCATCAACAAAGCCGGTATGACCTACACCAATCGTCAAAATCCCAACAATGTCAGGATAAGCGGTTAATTTCTCACCCTCTAGCTGGCGAATAAATTCAATTCCATTTTCGCTAATTCTCATCACTTTTAATTCCTAATTTTGACGCAAAAAAACCGCGCCAAATTGCGTTAAGTACAGCTCCACCACCATAACCGGCAAGACCGGCACCTACGCAAGTTAATTCCAAACTTAACCCAGACGACAAGCATAAAAGCCCGCCAATCCACCCAGCAAACATAGAGACAAGCACCTGACATAAAAAAAGCCCCACGCTAAAGTGGAGCTTTCCGGCTTGAATATCGCTTGCATATTTTGCTACGCCGGCAAATAGTCCGATAATCACTAAGGGAAGCCAGCGTAAAAAAGATTCCCAGTTATTCGGATCTTTAGTCGGCATAATAAAACCTATATAACAGATACAAAAAAACCCCGACCGTTTCCGATCAGGGCTGTAAAATTCTTTTGTGCGTTTGCTATGCGCTAAAACCGCAACTTACCTAATATAGTACACTTTCACTTGCAAGTAATCAAGTGGTTTTATCATCTTTTTTGCGA